TTGAAAATGGCGAATGGGTTGAGGAGGCAACTAATGCCTAACTACTCCGGCATATGGACCCTCCCGCAGCAGATGCAGGCTGAAGGTGCTGGCAATTGGCCAAGCCCACCTTACGTTGGCAACATCGCTGTTGCTCATGTCGGTTCGCCTTACATCACAGCCTATCCTTGGTCTGGTAGCGGCTTTGGTACAAAGTACAGCAATCCAAGTACTTTGCCCGCTGGCACTAGCTTTGGCGTAGCATTCAGCCCCGATAGTTCTGCTATCGCCGTTGCTCATGCCACTTCACCTTACATCACTGCATATCCTTGGAGCGCTAGCGGTTTTGGTACTAAGTACAGTAATCCAAGTACTTTACCTGCTAGCACTAGCTTTGGCGTAGCATTCAGTCCAGACGGTACTTCTATCGCTGTTGCCCCTTCAAATACACCTTACATCATAGCCTATCCTTGGTCTGGTAGCGGCTTTGGTACAAAGTACAGTGATCCAAGTACTTTACCTACTGGCCCCGGCCAAGGCGTAGCATTCAGCCCCGACGGTGCTTTTATCGCTGTTGCTCATTACACTGCACCTTACATTACTGCCTATCCTTGGTCTGGTAGCGGATTCGGAACTAAGTACAGTAATCCAAGTACTTTACCTGCTAGCACTAGCTTTGGCGTAGCATTCAGTCCCAATGGCGCGTCTATCGCTGTTGCTCATTCCACTTCACCTTACATCACAGCCTATCCTTGGTCTGGTAGCGGCTTTGGTACAAAGTACAGCGATCCAAGTACTTTGCCCGCTGGCAATGGCAAAGGCGTAGCATTCAGTTCAGACGGTGCTTCTATCGCTGTTACTCAGTCCACTTCACCTTACATCACAGCCTATCCTTGGTCTGGTAGCGGCTTTGGTACAAAGTACAGTAATCCAAGTACTTTACCTCCTGACACCTGCTATGGCGTAGCATTCAGCCCAGACGGTGCTTCTATCGCTGTTGGTCATAGCTCTTCACCTCACATCACTGCCTACCCTTGGAGCAGCGGATTTGGTACAAAGTACAGCGATCCAAGTACTTCACCTACTGGCAATGGCTATGGCGTAGCATTTTCACCAGCAGTATAAACCAAGAGGGGAACAACATGGACAAGAGTGAGATAATAAAGACCAACTACGAAGCGCGAGAGAACGAAGTGATGGGTTATCAGATTAACATTGATAACTACACCTTGGCGCTTCAGAAGATCAGCGAACTGCCGCAGGATGAGCGGGATGAACTCGTTGAGTTTGAGAAGCAGATAACCGGCCTTTTGGCATCCGAGAAACTGGAACAGAAGAAGTCAAAGATCATGCTTGCTGTTCTTGAAGCCCAGATGGAGTGACTCCAATGTATGCAAAGGTATCATCAAACGATACTGTCATTCAGTACCCATACACGCTTGCTGATCTGAAAAGAGATCACGCTGCTGAAGGGTTTAAGAAGATGCCAGCAGATGATGTGCTGGCAGCGTTTGGCATTGTGCCGGTTACCCCGACCCGTGAACCGGATCATGACAGCACCACCAAGTGGGCTGTGTGGGGTACCCCTGCTAAGGTAAATGGCGTTTGGCTACATGTGTGGAACATTGTTTCACTGAGTGCAGAAGAAACTGCCAATAGGGTTGCAGCCTTGCAGAACGATGTCCGCAGCACAAGGGACGATCTCCTCAAGGAGTCGGACTGGACGCAGATTGCGGATGCTCCTTCTGGCGGCACATGGGCTGGGGTGGATAAGGCAGCTTGGGCGACATACCGCCAGCAGTTGCGTGATGTCCCTGCTCAGTCCGGCTTCCCTGCTAATGTTACATGGCCTGTAAAGCCGGAGTGATATAATGTCCAAGAGTTGGCCCGGTTCCTTAATTACCAAGACGCCTGTAACACCTGCTGGTCCGTATCAAGATGGTGCGGCACCGGGGGTGTGGACTTTATCTGAGCAGGCGTATTGGAATAAGCAGGGACTGTGGCCAACTGCGGGTAAATCATTATCTATCGCTGTTGGCCATGTCACTTCACCTTACATCACTGCCTATCCTTGGAGCGGTAGTGGCTTTGGTACCAAGTACAGTAATCCAAGTACATTGCCTACTGGCGCTGGCCAAAGCGTAGCATTCAGTCCCGATAGTGCTTCTATTGCTGTCGCTCATGCCAATTCACCTTTCATCACTGCTTATACTTGGAGTGGGAGCGGCTTTGGAACTAAGTACAGTGATCCAAGTACTTTGCCGGCTAGCACTGGCCTTAGCGTAGCATTCAGTCCCGATAGTGCTTCTATCGCTCTTTCTCATGGCAGTACACCTTACATCTTTGTATATCCTTGGAGCGGGAGTGGTTTTGGAACTAAGTACAGCAATCCAAGTACTTTGCCTAGTGGCACTGGCTATGGCGTAGCATTCAGCCCCGATGGCGCGTCTATAGCTGTTGCTCATAACGGTTCGCCTTACATCACTGCATATCCTTGGAGTAGTAGCGGTTTTGGAACTAAATACAGCGATCCAAGTACGTTACCTACTGGCAATGGCCGTGGCGTAGCATTCAGTCCCGACGGGGCTTCTATAGCTGTTGCTCATACCACTTCACCTTACATCACTGCCTATCCTTGGAGTGGTAGCAGTTTTGGAACCAAGTACAGCGATCCAAGTACATTGCCTACTGGCATTGGCTGGAGCGTAGCATTCAGCCCCGATAGTTCTGCTATCGCTGTTGCTCATAGCACTTCACCTTACATCACAGCTTATCCTTGGAGTGGTAGCGGCTTCGGCACTAAGTACAGCAATCCAAGCACATTGCCTACTAACACCGGCAATACCGTAGCATTCAGTCCCGATGGTGCTTCTATAGCTGTTGCTCATACCTCTTCACCTTACATCACTGCCTATCCTTGGAGCGGAAGTGGCTTCGGCACTAAGTACAGCGATCCAAGTACTTTGCCTACTGGCAATGGTGTAGGCGTAGCATTTGGTGGATAAAACGAGGACGTAATGAAAGACGAAGCTGGGAAACTTTGGAATCTAGGATAGGGTAAATGGACACGCAGACCATCATCAATGTTCTTCTAGGCATAGCTTTCGCTGGGTTGGGGTGGTTTGCGCGGGAGATTTGGGCTGCAACGAAAGAACTCAGAGAGGATCTGCACAAGATAGAAGTGCAGCTTCCTGAGAACTACATCCGTAAAGACGAGTTCCGAGATGAAATGAAAGAAATAAAAAGCATTTTGAATGAAATATTTAGGAAAATTGATGATCTAGGCACCCGCAAAGCGGACAAATGATGGAAATAGACGTTGAAAAAACTACTAAGGGGGTGGGACTTGTAACGGCAATCTTTGCTATGGTTGGCGGCGGCTATGCTGTGACTGACAAAGTAGGATTTTTCAAAAAACCTATTCTTGAATGGGCACCAGAACATTTTAGTATCTCTGACGGACCTGCCAATGGCTCTTTCCGGGTAGTCGTAGCAAGGAAGAAATACCGAGACTGCGACGTAACCAAGTTTGCATTAGAGGTTAAGGACTCCAACTACGTTGTCCATAAAGCCAAACCATCTATTCCCAGTTTTAGCGGTCCAGCCACTAAGGAAATAGACAAGTTTGCGTATTCAATCAAAATTGAGAATCCACAGAATGTAGCTAAAGGGGAAGCTATGCTGTTGGCTCATATTGGGTATAAATGTCCTGAAGGAGAACAGGTCGTGAATTACCCAAGCCACCCTAACCTTACATTTAATGTGGAGTAGCTACTATGAGCAATTCGGCATCTCTCATTGATACTCTTGGCCGACGCGGTAATCAGCGGTTTATTTCTGCTTTGAAAGTCTGCGCGGATGATATTCTTGAAAAGTATCATATCAATACGCCGCTTCGTCAGGCGCATTTCTGGGCACAAGCAGCGCATGAAACGGCTGGTTTTAAGTATACGCATGAGATTTGGGGGCCGACCAGCGCACAGAAGCGGTATGAAGGGCGTAAGGATCTCGGCAATACAGTGCCCGGCGATGGTTATAAATTCCGTGGCAGAGGGATATTTCAGCTTACCGGCAGGGCTAACTACCGGACGTATGGCATGAAAATCAACGTGGATTTGCTGAGTAATCCAGATGCTGCTGCGGGGGCTGAGAATGCTCTAAAGATTGCATGTGAGTATTGGAACACCCGTGGCCTTAGCAAATACGCAGATGCCAATAACATTGAGGCCATAACCAAACGTATCAATGGTGGCCTAAATGGGCTATCTGACAGAAAAGCCAAGTACAAGATTGCTTGGGATTTCCTCTCTGAAGATGAAGAGAGGCCGAAGCCTGCTAAGACAATGGCTCAGAGCAAAGAAGGAAATGCCGCGATTATTGCTGGCGGGGCTGGTGTAGTCGCTACGGCAAAAGAGGTTGTGCCTATTATACAGGAGGCCAATGACAGCTTGACTGGGCTGACTGCTGCTCTGGGTAAGCCTCTTGTTATTGCTATGATTGTGATGATTTTGGCGGCTGGAGCAATCTGGTACTGGCGTTGGCAGAGGATGAAGGACGATGCTTAATTTCCTGCTCAGTCCAATAGCCCGCATTGGTGGCGCTGTATTGGCTGTATTGACCGTTATTGGGGCGATCTACGGCAAAGGACGCCGAGATGCTCGTCAGAAACTAGAGGCAGAGAACAATGCAGACATTTTGGACCGGACCCAAAAAGCTATTAGTGCTGGGGATGCTGTTAGCCGTGATCCCAGCCGGTTGCGCGAAAATGACGGGCATCGTCGGGACTAACACTTCTGTGTGCAATGTATGGAAGCCTATTGGCTGGTCTACAAAGGATACAGACCAGACTATTGTTGAGGTTAAGGTAAATAATGCCCGGCGTGAGGGGTGGTGCCAGAGCAGCAAATAGATGTTATAATGCCAAAAAGAGGCGTTCCCCATGACCACCGGCCTTACCTATAGCCAATTCAAGACGCAGATTGCCACTCTTGCTGTGGTAGATGAGACTGACCCGGCGTTCGTTACGATCCTGCCGCAAGCCATTACCTATGCCGAAAACCGGATTTACCGTGATCTGGATTTCCTGCAAACGTCTACTTCAATTACTGGCTATAACGTAGCAACAGGTAACCGCAAAATTACTCTTCCAGAGGGTACTATTGTGGTTCTGGAACAAGTCAACATTATCACGCCAGCCGGTCAGACAAACCCGCAATTTGGTAAGCGCAATCCATGCTTGCCGGTGACAAAAGAATATCTGGATGCAGTCTATGGAGACTCAACCGTAACGGGATTGCCTAAGTATTTTGCCCCGTTCAACGACAATTTGTACCTTGTGGGTCCGTTCCCCGATAACAATTACTATGTTGAAATTGTTGGAACTTACCGACCAGCAAGTCTGTCCTCTACTAATACAACGACCTATATCAGCCTGTATCTGCCGGATGTTATGGTCATGGCGTCCATGATTTATATCTCTGGATACCAGCGCAACTTTGGCCGCCAGTCAGATGACCCTGCTATGGCTCAGTCTTACGAAAGCCAATATCAGGCTCTTCTGAAGGGTGCTATGGTTGAAGAGTTCAGGAAGAAGTTTGAGTCATCTGGATGGACTAGCCAGATCCCGTCTCCTGTTGCTTCTCCATCTAGGGGGTAAAAAATGCCCCATACCGCCCTAAAACTCATTCCCGGTGTAGATCAGAACAGAACTCCGGCTCTGAATGAGGCGGCTATTTCTGAAAGCAATCTGGTGCGGTTTATCCCAGACCGGCAGGGGCTTGGGCTTGTCCAAAAGCTGGGGGGTTGGACAAAGTTTAATCCAGACCCAGTTGGGTCTAGAGTCCGGTGCCTTTGGGCTTGGGAAGATACTAATACCAATTCGTATCTTGCTGCGGGGGCCGAAACTTCTCTCTCTTACTATCTGAATGGTAATAGGGTTACGATCACCCCCCGTGGCCAAACAGTTAATACAACTGTAGATTTTTCTACGACTGCCGGTAGCAGTACTGTTACAGTTACGGATGTTGGCCGCAATGCCAATGATTATGATGATGTCTGGATCCAGACCCCCATTGCTGTGGGTGGTCTTGTGCTATTTGGCCTTTATCAGTGCCAAAATCCAGCATCTAGCGCAAATACCT